GCCACAAAGAACAAACCTGTTTCAGGATCAGGACCGGCAACCACAGCAGGAGCACCATCCCATTTAACCGTGATGTCGATAACACTAGAACTAATGTTCTTTCCTGAAAACAATTGCAAAAGAGCTTCTAAGAAGGCAATACTTCTCTCTGCGCCTGCATAGCCCAGATTGATAATATCATCTTCTAAATGTTCTAGATGTGTGTTTTGTTTGGATTCAGCCATGATACTAACCGATAAAGGTTTTGTATTATTTATAGAACACCGTTAATAAGTTCTTCTATGGCTCTTTTTCTTTCGATTATAGAGAGAGCAATATATCCTTCCATGAGTCTTTTCATAATGAGCTCCATCTCACCTTCTGAGAGATCTTCATTATATTCATCCAAAAGCTCTTCATAAAAAATAATGTTGGATATAGCAGCATCCTCGATCTCTATAGATTCTGCATTAGGTAAATCCCAATCTATTTCCATGTGTCTCGTAATTTTGTCAGCAATCTTCTCAAAAAGGAGAAATCTTTCTTCAGACATTGGACACCTTGGATTTTAGTTTGGATGTGAATTCTACATATTTCTTTTGCCAAAGTTCTTGCATACTTTCATTTGGGGCTTCGGCAATCATTCTTATAATATTATTTAGAACGTGTTCATCCCTGTCTAGGTCCATGGTGGAGGCCATGGGCATTACTTCACCCATGGCCTCCTGAACCATTTTAACGGCCGAAGAAGTCGGCGCCGCCAACAGCATAAGCTGCGCTAACAATCTGACGGCTAGGTGTACCAAGACGATAGGTGGTACGACCATCATTGTTAACGTTGGTGTAAACACAGAATCCCTCATTACGAAGGTCGTGAATACGAGCCGAAAGGCGCTGAATTCCGAACATGGAACGAGCCTGTGCAGCGGAAATGCTGCGGCCGGAAGACAGATAACCAACGAGACGTTCATTCTGAGTCATAATATACTCCTGTTTTGAGTTTAATCAAATCACTTCAAAAGTGTGGTTTTTAATGAGGGTCACCACTAACCTAGAAAAAAGGTACCGCAGGGCTCCTATTACAGGAGCCGAGCGGCAGCGTGAGCAATTGCATCCTGATATGCAGTGTTGCTACGGATAGTATTGTCCTCAGTGCTCTGAAGATAGGTCACGGCCTCGGCCTTGGTCATAGGACGACCAAGAGAAACCCAATGCTGAGACTGAACACCAAGACGCTGAAAGATCTTTACACGGCGAACCTTGTCATTAGTGAAACGAACCTTAGTTCCCATGTCCTGACCTGCAGCAGTATTACCACCGGTAGTAAAGCAAACCTCTGTTACCTGATCACTGTTACGCATAATAATTCTCCTGTTTGAATTTGACTACTTACACATTAAATATAACACAACCAATCCAACTTGTCAAGTCCTAGAATTCTGTATCATACTCCGGATCATGATTCTTGATTTGACGCTCCTGATGGAAGTTGTTCTTTTGATCACGGCGAACCGTATCACCAAATTCAGACTTACGTGGCTTCTTCCTGCGAATCTTTTCGATGGAAGACCAATTTTCATACATTTCTTCGATCTCGTCAAGATGATCGAAATCCCACTTACTCATGTTTTTTCTCCTGAGAGAGTTAATTTTGTATATATTAAATATAACAGATATTGGTGTGTTTGTCAAGCACCTCTAAGTGCTTGTAAAATAAGCACCTACAGGAAATAGGGTACTGGAGCATAGTCAATCCAGCGCAAAATCTTGGAAATTAAGGTCTTTTTTAGGTCAAACCACTCGGTACCCTTAAAAACCGAAGTAAAATAGCGGTAGGTGACCAATTTTGGATATTTTTCCATATTCTTGAGAATATGATAGCGATTTCGGTCAGGATAGTAGAAATTGATTTCCATTGCAATATCATGTGCATAGGCTTCAATTTCTGACCAATCACTCAAATATTTGATTTGTTGGACACGTTCTTTACCAAGTCGGTTAGAATGCTTTACCTTTAATGTCTTTTCTTGCTCCAAGTATTCATAATCTTCGTCTCTAAAGCAATCTTGAGAAAAATGGATAAGCTCGTGCTGAATTGTTTGTGACAAAACAAAGATAAAATTAGAATAATTATTTCTAGTGAATTTAAAATAATTACGATTTGGTTCCATGTGAATAAAAATGGTAATAGGAAATTCTTCCTTATCTCCCTCGTAATAACCAGAAAATGTAAAAGGTTGATATTTACTTTTTTTAGATTGTTCTAACGTAGGATCTTTATAAGTTTTAACTTTTGATCCGGTTTTTGTTACAAATTTATTCAGCCTTCTACAAATTTGGTTATAAGTTAATTCCTGTCCAATATATTCTGGACCGAAATTATTTTTTAAATCCTCATATAAAATTGGAGCATAATACATGGTCTGTATCTCTAAAAGTTTATAAAAAATATTTATATTTTTATACCACTAAAATCCAATTCTTTTCTCTTAAAATTTGGTTTTTCTTTTTCAAAAAACTTTACCTCTTTAGTTTCATAGAGATCCTTTTGGGCACTCATCTCCAAATCAAAAAGTCTCATCTTAGACTTGTCCACACCAACAACAAATCTGCGATATTGTGAAGGGTCATTATATCTATTTTTTAATTGTTTAATTAATATTTGCCCTAATTTTTCTAATTCTTCTGTAACAATAAGAGCAAACATGAAGTCAGCAGTAGCTGGAAGTCCAAACGATTCAGAAGTATCAGTAAGTTCCACATCACTATTCGCATATCCACTCCTTGTTGTTTGTGTTGCCGATACAATTGGAACGTCAAATTCTACAGCCAAACCACGAAGTTCTTCTGCAATACCTTTAATATAAACATAAGTATTAACCGAACCTGACATTTTAAATCTACTACTTGCACAAATATTCAAATAATCAATAAAGATAAGGTCTGGTCTAAATTCTTTTTTCAAAGATAATTCATTTAACAATGCTCTGAAATGACCAGAATGTGCTGATGCTGTAGGATATTCCTTAATAATAAGCTTACCTTCCGTTTTATTCCTGATTCTTGAAATTCTATCATCAAACATTTGCTTAGGTAATGATTTAAGATCATTCATTGCCACATTCATCAAGTTAGCATCAATACGTTCTGCAATACGTTCTTCTGCCATTTCCATTGTAATATACAGAACATTTTTACCTTGACTTAAAGCTGCTGCTGCCATGTGACACATAAACAAACTCTTACCAACACCTGTACCAGCCAAGGCAATGTTTAAAGTTTTATTAGGTAATCCACCTTTAGTTACCTTGTTAAACATATCCAAATCAAAAGGCAAACGTTCTTCGTCCTTATGATAAAAATCAAAACGATTGTCCGAATCTATGAGATAATCATGACCAACCGAATTATCGAATCCAACAGATAAAGCATCCTTTAATATTTCAGGAATAGCTTCATTTGTTAATATCTTATCTTTACCATCAATAATTTGAATAGACCGCAAGATAGCATTATATACAGCCTTGTCTTTACAAAATTTTTCTGTTTCATCTAATAACCATTGTTTATTCGCAATACTATCATCAAATTCATCAAGTATGCCAATAATCTTTTCGTATTCATCTTCGGTTATAGTTTTATCATTTTGAAATTCAATTACTAAAGCTGCCTTTGTAGGTGCAGAATTATATTGTTCTGCAAAATTGAATATCTGTTTAAATATTTTTCTTTCTGCATTATCAACAAAATATTCATCACGAATAAAAGGAATAGTTCTTCTTAAGAAATCTTCGTCTTTAATCAGATTGTTCAGTATCAGAGTTTCCAGTTTCATTTCCATCTCCAGATAAAGCATGGGTTATAATTTTATTAAGAATTCGCCCAAGTATAGTTTCAAAATCCACATCACCTACTAAGTTAACATTATCGGGTGATGAAATCAACTCATAATCCACATCTACTTTACCTTCTTCTTCCTCATTTATAGCTATATTGGAAATAATAAATGTTACATCTTTGTAAGTACCATCAGTAATTTTTACAAAAATTGCGTCATCTTTGCCCTGCACTTCAAAAGAAACATTAGACATTATCATACTCCTCCTGTATAAATTCATCTGTTAATTCAGAAACCATTGCTCCGGAAGTAACGGAATACCTTTGCTTAATCCAGGAACGGAATGTTTCATCATTTAATATTGGCAACCAAAAATCTTTACTGTTGGTTTCAGACAAACGATATTTCTTTTCTTCATCTGCTTTTTGATACCAACCATTGCTAGGCTTTATAACATGACCTGATTCAAGAGCAACGTCTATTAATCCAGACCATGTTGAAATACCGCCTTCCCATGATACTTCGACAGGTATCTTACTCTTCTCTCTAACGAAACGAGATTTTTCAACATTAATAATAAAATTATATCCTGTAACTTCTTGGCCTGTCTTTTCCTGTTGACGACCAATAATAAAGATATTGTCGGCACTATAATAAACACCAGTACCACCCGAAACAATATCCTTCGGAAATAGTCCTATTTCTTTATATGTGTGATTCACAACAACCATAGGAATGTCCTTAATAGTTAAGTGAGGTGTACACATTCTAAAAAGACTTTTAAGTTGTTTAGCTCTGGTCATATCGGCAACACTCTTACCCTCAAGAGCATCCTCCACTTCCTTCTTGGAAGCCAAATTGCCAACCGAGTCCACAACTATAATAACATGATCTCCACGTTCTAGATTGTTAATCTGAGACATGATATCGTGTTTTAGTTGTTCTATGTCTGTAATAGGAGTATGTAGTACTCTCTTGGTATCAATACCAAAGTTTTGGAAATAACCTGCTGGAGCACCAAACTCTGAATCATAAAACAAAAGAACAGCATCCTTATATTTCTCCATATAAGATTTGGAAAGTAGCATAGCAAATGCTGTTTTAAAATGCTTAGACGGACCAGCAAATACCGTAAGTCCAGGAGTCAACCCCCCATCCAGTTTTCCAGACAAAGCAACATTGACCATTGGAACAGGTGTTTGAATCATGTCTTTTGACGAGAAAAATTTAGAACTAGAAAGAATTTCTGTTTCTTTAATAGTTGAATTTTTCCTAAGTTTATCAAGTAAACTCATAATATACTCCAGTTAAATTTAAAACAAATCATCTAGGGTTGCTACATGAGAAGTGTTCCAACCCATACAATCTAAAATACTTTTCATAGGATCAAGAAAGGCCTTTTCAAACATAGTATTATAATCAATAAACCTATGAAGGTCAAGCTCTGTGGGCAATTTACCAATAAAAGCAATACTGTTTTCTCTAATAGGATTAGGCTCTTTCAAATACAAATATTTAATCTTGTCCCCCTCCTTGATTTTTTCATACTTCTTATCCAATTTTTTATCAGATATATGATGGTTGTACAATAAGGATCCTCTGACGTGCATAGGTGTTCCCTTAGTGTATATATCTGCTCTGGAAAAATATTTTGAAATATTATTAGCACTTCGAGGAAATGCAATATCTTCAGGACTCATTTTTGAGAATTCATTCTCAACATCTGCTATATATTGTTGAAGTTCCTTCTCCGTCTTAGTAAGAGCCATCTTCACGCTTTCTTTAAGATATTCTCTAACAACACCTGGAGTACTACTTCTAACAATCTCTAACCCCTGTACCTTTAGTTTTGGTGTCTTATACCTAACACCTTCACTATCGTAAACATTTAGTGCATACTTTTTCTTGGCCACCCAAACTGCACGATCAGCAATAACCTCTCTCTTAAAGAGCATTTTATTCTCAAAAGCATTGGTTGAAGAAGATATCTCAGCACAAGCCTTGTCTAATATCTTTGCGATCTTTTCCTTAGAAAAAGTATCTAACATTTCCGTTATCTTATCTTTATCTATGTTCTTTGGTAAAGTATTAACTAGATTTTCCAAAGTGATGTAACAACTATCTGTGTCAGAATAAAATGTATATTGAATATTTTCTGTCTGACAAACCTTATTTAAATACTCATCCAAAGCCTTACCAATATACTGAATAATATATTGGCCGGTCAAAGTAATACCTTCAGCAATTCTGTCATCATAGAATCTGAAATACTTGTTAGCCCATGCACCATAAAGAGAGTTAAGCTGAATCTTTCTAGCCATCTGAATATTGTTGTATTTAGAAATTAGCTTTACTTGATTAGGATCTTTAGTTTTTTCGTAATCCTTTTCAGCTTGAATCATCTTGTTCTTATAAAACACACGCTCACTAAAAATCTTTTCTACAATTTCAGGGAACAGTCCTTGTTTATTATGTGTGTAAAAATATCCATTTGTTGCCATGGCTGCTTTATTTTCTTTTGCATAAGAAGAATAATTCTTTTTGCCTTCCAGAAGTTGTTCGGGAGAAGAGTCCACCGTTATACCTTTCAACATGGTTTCAGGACTCATATTATATTGCATAATAATGCTAGGATATAGAGAAGCGGCATCAAAACTCACAACCCATTCATATTTCCCAGGGATAGGTTCTTTAACATAAGCACCCGCAATAGTTCTGTCCTGATTATCTTTCTTTGGAGGGACAATAATATTCTTATTCCAAAGATGATTATAAAGAATACAATCCCAAGTTCTAACAGCAGAAAAAACATCAGTAAAATTACATTTTGCATCATAGGCCATTGTAATGATTAGCTCAATCAACTTCATTTTATCTTCAAGAGCATCAACCAGTTCTACGTCAATGATGTTGTATTCGACAAATCTGGACCAATCATTTGTATAGAAATCTTTAAAGGTTTCATAGTTGCTCTCCAACTTGTTTCTACCTAGTTCCACTTGAGCAATGTAATCTAACTTGTAACTTTCTTGTGTAGTGTAAGTAAATTTTTTGTAAAGGTCAAAATAATCTAATACACTAATACCTAACATATCAATTGCAGTTTGTGTCCTGCCACTAATAGTTATAGGTCTAGGGTTAACTATTCTCCAAGGAGAAAGAAGTTTAGATTTATCCTCAAGTATTCTATTGATTCTAGCTAGAAGATAAGGAAGATCGAATAGTTGTATGTTCCAGCCTGTAACAATATCAGGCTTGGCCATATCCCAAAACAAAAGAAATCTGTTTAGTAGGTCGATTTCATTTGTGCATTTAACATAGGTAAAATCTTTTTTATCAGAAAGAGTTTCTGTTTTAGATAGATCGAAATCCTTAACACCAAAAGTAGTGATTTCTTTGGTGTGATTGTTCTGAACAGTTATCAACAGAACTTCTTCAATTGGGTTATCAACTGAAGGGAATCCGTGTTCAGAAGTTGTTTCAATATCCAACGATAAAATGGATAGGTTTGAAATGTCATAATCAATATCACCCGAATAATTTTCTGTGATGTATTGATATGCATAAGAAGTATTTCCAAATACTGGAAAATTTTCTGTTTCTTTATAGGTTGTTAAAAAATCTTTTGCATCATTAATGTCCGAGAAATTAATTTCTTCTAGATTGTCACCAAACAAACTCTTATACTTGGATTCGTTTTGTGACAAAACATACAGCTTAGGCGAAAATTTTATTTTAAAATTATCTCTAACACCATTATTAACTTCTCTAACTAATATCTGATTCCCTCTTTGCACCACATTCGTGTAAAATCTCTTCATTTAACCTCCCTCGGGTCTTAAATGATATTTTACGAACATTTCCTTTTTCGATGTCCATAATAAAAAATTCGTCAATATAATCTTTATCTGTATCAATATGATCGTTAAATCTAACGGTTCCAGTAAAATTTGTCAAGTACTGATATGTGGAAGAATTTATCCCCATTAAACGATTCTTACTGGTCACCAAATATTTTTCATAACCTGAAATACCACTGCTTATAATAAAAGTTTTTCCTCTTGTAGGACGCTGTGGTATCATATCCTCAAATGTAATGTAACTCATCTTTCCCACCAAAATTCAAACCAAGTTTTATCAACACTCCTGTCTATTGAATCAGCAAAATAATCA